CACCACCAGCATCTCTGGTGCTAGGCTTCTGCTCTTTGTAGCTGGTCAGCTCAATCTCTGCTATACCAGTACCGTCGATAGCTGCGTTCAGGATACATTCGCCAAGGTCACGACGTACACCACAACGATCAATATCCTCATGGAGACGGTTACGCAGGTATACAATGTCATCACTCTCTTTATCTTCCCAGTCGTCTTCGATGTCAAAGACTTTACCGTTAGCAAAGGTGGCCTCTTCTATCTCAGCACAGCTTGATTCCACAGCCTGCTGAGTGGCTGGTGCAACGATCTTAGACCGCTCACTGCCTCGATTCTTATCTCGTACTTCGTGCTGTCCATTGAAGATGCGACGGTAACGCTCATGCTTCTCGCGGAAGTTAGAGTCATAATCACTAGCCCACTCATCCACCAACGACACCACCCAATTCTCTATGGTCTGGCCGCTCTGATAAAGGTCATCATCTTCAATCATGCTAATATCCCGTAAGTTCGTCAAGAGGTTCCCAGTCGTCCCATATCACATCTTCGTGATACCCTATCTGGACTAGCTGGTCGACATACGCCAAAGCGTCTATCAAGTCATCGTGCGTCAGCCTATCTGGAAACTGAAACAACTGGTCTAAGAAGGTGTTATTCCACCCACCCTTATTTAATGATATATAACCATTCTCGAACCTGGCCTGCAAAGCCCAGATGATACGGTCAGTCTTCTTCTTGTTCCCGTGCGTCAGCATCTCTATCTGGAAGTGGCGGTTGTAACGCTGCATCATATCCTTCAGAGGCGACATAACCGCCTGCGCTGCAATCCCCCTCTCTATCCCCACCTTGTTAGGCTTATACTTCTCTACCAACTGGAAGAGTTTAGAGGCTGTGGTGTTCAAGTCCCACCTACCATGCACTACTTCAGCCAACCACCAACCATCAGCGTTAGCTTTAACTACTACAAAGGCTGAATCATCCAACCGACTACCACGCTTCTTCCTCTGCCCTACAGCCTCGAAACCAGCTAAGTCACAGGCTATGAAGAAGTCACCATGCCGGGGTTCGTCTGTATCAAACTTAATCCACTCTTCGCTAAATACTTCACTGCCAGCTGCTTCAAAGCTAGCCATAAACTCTTGCCTAAAGGCGTGAGAGGACATCTTCTTCCGTCTCTTCTCAATACTCTTAGGATCCAACATGGGGTTGTCGAAGCTGGTGAAGTGCCAGCTTGCCCAGTCCTCATCCTCCTCTCCTAATTCAATAGATTGAAACAAGTCGTAGAAGTGGTTCCTTCCCATTGGCGTACCAATAATTGTAAGCGGAGCATCAAGGTCCGTCATGGCTGGCAGCAGAATTTCATCCAGCACATACGGTTTGATGTCCGCATACTCGTCTATCGCAACATCGGCTAACTTCACACCACGCATAGTTTCAGGGCGGTCGGCTCCTTTGAGCACGATTGTCTGACCATTCACTAATGTCAACTCAAGGTTGTTGATGTGAGATTTGGTAATCACCCCCTGGCCTAGCTTTAAGAATTTACTCCATACGGCATCTCTGGCCTGCCCTGCTGTGGGCGCAACGTAGAAACGACTACCATCTAACCCGTCTGTCAACGCCCTAACCAACATCCGTAGGACAACAAACTCACTCTTCCCTGTACGTCTACCAGCTACAATGACATGGTTCTTAGCTGGATGTTGCCACACCTTCTCCTGCCACGGCAAGAGGGATACGTTAAAATCACTCATTCGCTCAAGTATCGAGCGTAGAAGGCTGCATTCCGCTCTGCTAGCGGGAAGACTTTGCCATCCGTATTAGTGTAATATCGCTTGTACTCCCTGCGCTGGGTGTCCACGTCGTCTTCAATGACGGCTTCGACGAACTTCGGGAAGCTGTCTAGGCTACCTAAGTTGAATACGAAGTCTGTGAGCATCTCCATCCTACGCTGGTCTAGTAGATCAGTGGTGGATTCTACTTGATTCATAGCTGAGGCTACGTCACAAGCCAGTATACGCTCACAATCCTCTTCGATAAGATTCTCGAGCGCAGTGCCGTTCACACTTTGAGCGGCCTCTTCCTGGTATGACAGCTTATGACCATATCCTATGGTGTCTGTGCCACCTTCAGGTGAGTTGTGTAGGATGTATTGCTCTAAGCCAGTAGCGGCTAGTGGAGCATTCTCACGATACATCATCCATTCAAGGAAGTCATCACTCATCTCCATGATGCACCTCTGTATATTCAGCATCGACCGTACTTTCGTCCGAGTCCGCAGCTTCTTCGCCGCTAATCTCTGGAACACCCACGCCACTGATGTTGATTGATATACTAGCCCTGCCACCCGACATCTTATCCTTCTCGAAATAGCTAATAGGGGCTATGCGGTCAGTCACTATCTTCCACGCAGCAGCTTGATTCTTGTGTCCGTCGTCCAAAGCAGCGTCCATGATGGCTTCCAGCACAGCAGCACTCTTTGGTGAAGCCAGCATACGAGCTTTATACTCATTGACTATGGCAGCATCACCGGGTGGCCTACCTCTAACACCCCTACCACCCTTCTTCTTGGCGGCAATCTCTTTGTTTGTGGGGCGTCCACGCTTCCTCTTCTGTTCGGCACGTTGTTGCTTCCGCTCGGCACACTGCTTTGCTAGTTTTTCATCTGAATCAGCCATTATGCCTCCACGGTATAAGTATTGGCCGCGATATATCGCAATGATATAACAACGGGTACTATGCTTAGACAACACAATAAGCAATAAGTTCAATATGTCGCTTTAAGCTACACGTAAGAGGGTAGTATAGCAGTTGGTTAACTGTCTGTCAACCTATATAGGCTAATTCACTAAGTATTGTATATTGTTGTAGGGGGTTAGTAGCCGGTTAACAACAACTAGCCACTAACTCTTTTATGTATTAGACAACTCATATTGTAAATAGTTCAATGTGGTGTATTGGCTACCTGTTTGCAGCCGTTTAGGCTACCTGTCGCTTATGGCTACATGTCTATGATTTCCCTGGACATTATCCTTCCCAGGCATGATAGCTTTATTGCTATATAGCTGCTGGTTATATTGCATATTGCCCTATTTTGTGTCAGCGCGGCTACAACAACAATGCGCGCTAGCTTCCCCGCCCCCCGCCCCCGTCTCCATAGCCTGCATAGCGCGCACGACAGTACCACTGTCACGCACACACGAGGTTGTGCAGCGGTGAAGCGGGAGAGCCGGTGAAGCACCCCACAGCTACGCTGCCTGCCCAGCCACCAAGCCAACCAACCCAGTCAACACGCGCCATTGGAACACACATGTTGACACACGTCCCAAGATGCCAATCAAGTACGTCCCATCAACGCGCATGTTCCAATCACACACGTTGATTAAGTTGGCTGTGTGTCATGGTCAGGTCGTGCTACTGCGCGCAGTCCTTCGGACCAGGTGCGGTAGTAATGTCCAGCTCGGCTGCCTGCGCACATGGGACGAAGTCCGGTGATGGTGTTGGAATGGTGCATGTGTGATGCGCACAATGCAAAAGTCACCTTCGGTGGAAAATAAATGAAAAATAAATTTGACACCATCGAGCCAAGCTGTCATTGTGGAGGCCGATTCAGCAACGGCAACCGCCAAACAACAACCGCTGAATCACTGGAGAATCACATGTCATTAAAGACACCCACATACAACAAACTCAGCAAAGCTGCTAAGTTCTTCAAGGAGAGGGACGGCGACGGCAACTACTGCGGCGTCATAGCTTTAGCTAGCGTGACTGGCTTGAGCTTCGGCAAAGCAGCAAGGCTGCTTCGAGACAAGGGCAGAGAGAACGGCAAGGGAACAACGATTGGAGCCCTCGCTGTAACTCTGGAGGAGTTAGGCTACAGTGTCTCGACCTGCCATCCTGTCGGTAGTCCTTCGGTAGCTCGATGGGCTGGCAACAACCCCGAAGGGGTTTACATGGCGATTAGCAAGGGGCATGTCGCAACCATCAAAGATGGTGAAGTTGTGGACCATGTCAACGGACACAAGTGCAAAATCAT